GCCTGCCGCTCTACGCCCGGGCCATCCCCGACCGCGACCGGGACGAGTGGGTGCGGCTGGAGATCGAGAGCAACCCGCTGCCGATCTGCACCCGGCCGCAGGTGCTGCGGAGCGCCAGGCGGACGTAATGAGCGCGCTCGCCGCCGCCGTCGACGCACTGTTCGCCGATCCGAGCCTGGCGCGTGAGGCGAGCTACATCACTGAGGGCGATGCGCCCGTCGCCGTGCGCGTCATCCTGCGCCGAGCCGACGCCATCACCGACTTCGGCGAGGCGCGGCTCTGGTCGGAGACAACGCGGCTCGACATCCGCGTCGCTGACGCTGCGAACCCTCGGCCCGGCGACCGCTTCGACATCGACGGGGACGCCTTCGTCGTCCAGGGCGAGCCCGTCCGGGATTCGGAGCGTCTCGTCTGGACCCTGGACCTGCGCCCGGCGTGACGGCAATGAAGTTGAAGCTCGACATCGCGCCCGACCTCGTCGCCCTGATAGCGCGCGAGATCGCCGCCGGCGAGCGTGCCGTGTCGGCGGCGATGCGCGAGGCCGGCAGCGATCTCAAGGGCGCTTGGCGTCGGCAGATCACCGGGGCGGGGCTCGGCACCCGGCTCGCCAACACCATCCGTTCCCAGGTCTACCCCAGGGCGGCATCGAGCCTGAACGCCGCGGCGCTGGTCTGGTCGAAGGCGCCGGTCATCGTCGGCGCCCACGACACCGGCCCCCTGATCCGCTCGAGGAACGGCTTCTGGCTGGCGATCCCGACCGCGGCGGCGGGCAAGTCGCTCCGCGGCGGCCGGATCAGCCCCGCCGAGTGGGAGCGCCGAACGGGCCTGCGGCTTCGCTTAGTCTACCGCCGGAGCGGGCCCAGCCTCCTCGTCGCCGAAGGGCGGCTGAACACCAAGGGTCGCGCGGCGGCATCGCGGTCCAAGACTGGCCGTGGCCTGACCACCGTGCCGATCTTCCTGCTCGTGCCGCAGGTGAAGCTGGCGAAGCGCCTCGTCCTCGCGCGCGATGCGGTGCGGGCTCAGGAGTCCGTGCCGGGCCGGATCGTGGCCAACTGGGTGGAAGTCAAGATCGGGTAACTATCCAACGTGGACCGCGACGTCGTAGCCCAAAGATTTGAGAGATTTCGACGTTCTCCCATTCCTTGGCGGGAAGCGATCAGGCAATGCCCAACCGACGAGTTCGCCCAATGCGCTGATCCCGAGCCCCTCGATTTTCCACTTCGGGTCATGAACAGCGGACCAGACCCGGCCCGGCAACTCGGCTTCCGGTCCACCATAGAGGATGAATCTCAAAACCTCCTTCACATCGTGGCCGCTCGCGGACTTGCCGTCCCATATCCTCTTCGAAAGCGCATTCACCTTGTCAGGTATCGTATACTTCGTGCCGTCCTCTCGGAGGCCGACCGCCTTATTGGCCACGCGTCGCGCGTAGTCCTTGATGGAATGTATACCCATGCAGATCTCGCGGAAGTCCTCATAGCCCATCTCGTCGATGGCCGCGGCGGTGAGCGCCTTCCGGAGCATGGGTGCGGTGGAGTTCAACATGACATCCTCTTCAGACGGAGCCTTGGGCAGGTTGCGCCACCAGTTGACGGCTTCTGCGAGCGCAGCATCACGGTTCTGCTTGTTCTGTTCGAAATGGTCGGCGTAGAGGGCTCTGCGTCCGTCGAAGGTGCGCTGATAGTAATGTGCATGCAGGAACTGATCTCCCTGAGCGCCCGCAGGAGCATCGGCGTCAATCCAGGAGGGTCTATTTTCGGGCTTGCTCACAAGTACCCCAATGTCGCGGAGCTGTTGAAGGGTTGAGTGCCATTCCTCAAGGAATGTATCGCGTCGGCGATCTGTGGCCTTTTTCTTCTCGGTCTGAACGAGTCCGGACCACTTGTTGAGACTGGGGCTTTTCCAGAACTCTTCGGAGGGTGGCTCCAAGCTGGCGATCTGCTTTGCGCGCTTCTGCATGACGGCGAGCAACTCGTCTGTCAGTGGGGTCGAGTAGCGATCGAGTACATCGAAAAGGTCGAGGATATCTCCCGCCATCTCGTCGGTGATCTCGGCTTCCGGAAAGAAGCAGCCAGCCTCAACGTTCTTGTACCAAGCGCTCGCCGTGAGGTTCGCGGAGCCGATGTAGAGGCCGTATTCGCGCCACCAGATTACCTTCGCATGGTGATGCTGAACGAGGCGGCACTGGAAACGCGCCGACGTCCGTGAAAGGAATGTAGAGAGTACGGAGGGTTTGACTGCCACATCTTCATCGAGACGACCGTAGTACTTGAGCGGAATGCCATTGTTCCAACACCAGTCAAATAACAGATCGAATTCCGTCGCATAAGCGACCGCCGCCAGAACCTCTTGTGTCTCAGTAGCCGCGTTTAGCGTGATGTTGGTGAGATAGTTCCCGTTAATGCCGCCCATCATCAGTTGCATCGTCGTCTCGCAAAATCAGTTTGCTTTGCAACACCTTAGACGAATTCAGAAACATGCCCACCCCTCGCGAAACCATCCTCGCCGCCCTCCACGCTGTCCTCAGCACGCAGCTCGCGGCCACCGTCCTCCGCAACGCCGTGCTGCCCGAGCGCGTCCCCGCCGCGGGCCTCGTGATCCTGCGCGATGGCGACCCGGGCGAGCCGGAGGTGACGCTGTCGCCCCTGCGCTACCACTACCAGCACCGCGCCGAGATCGAGGCCATCGTGCAGGGCGCCGACCGTGACGCGGCCTTCGACGCGCTCCTCGCCGGCATCGGTGCTGTGCTCGCGGCCGACCGCACGCTCGGCGGTCTCTGCGACTGGATCGAAGCGGCGGCACCGCAGCCGGTCGACCTGCCGATCGAGGGTGCCGCCAGCCTGAAGGCGGCCGTCGTCCCGGTGATCCTGCACTACACCACCGCCGACCAGCTCGGCTGACCCTCGTCCACCTTGGAGATCCCGACATGGCACGCGCCCAGGGGGCGCGGGCGCAGATGGCGCTCGCGTTCGAGACCGAGTACGGCACGCCGCCGGCCAGCGGCTGGCGACGGATGCCGTTCGCCAGCACCTCGCTCGGCGCCGAGCAGCCGCTGTTGGCCTCCGAGCTGCTCGGCTACGGCCGCGACCCGCTGCCGCCGGTGAAGGACGCGGTGACCGCCGATGGTGACGTCGTCGTCCCCCTCGACGTCGCGGCCTTCGGCGTGTGGCTCAAGGCCGCCTTCGGCGAGCCGACCACGACCGGCACCGGTCCCTGGACGCACGAGTTCCGCACGGGATCCTGGACGCTGCCGAGCCTCGCCATCGAGACCGCGATGCCCGAGGTGCCACGCTACGCGATGTACACGGGCTGCGTCCTCGACCAGCTGAACTGGACGATGCAGCGGGCGGGGCTGTTGACCGCCACCGCCCGGCTGGTGGCACAGGGCGAGGCGGTGGCGGTAACGAGTGCAGCGGGCACGCCCGCGGACTTCGCGCTGCAGCGCTTCGGCCACTTCAACGGTGCCATCACCCGCGATGGGACCGCCCTCGGCAACGTCGTCTCGGCCGAGATCGCTTATGCCAACAACGTCGACCGCATCGAGACCATCCGCGCCGACGGCCGCATCGACGGGGCGGACCCGAGCGTGGCGGCGCTCACTGGCCGGATCGAGGTGCGCTTCGCCGACACCACGCTGCTCACGCAAGCCATCGACGGCGATCCTTGCGCGCTCGCCTTCGCCTACGCGCTGCCGTCGGGCGAGAGCCTGACGCTCGCCGCGCACGCGGTCTACCTGCCGCGGCCACGCATGGAGATTTCTGGCCCGCAGGGCGTGCAGGCGAGCTTCGACTGGCAGGCGGCGCGCGACGCCGTCCTCGGGCGCATGGCGACGATCACCCTCGTCAACGACGTGGAGAGCTACTGATGCTGCGTCTCGATCTGGCCCCCGAGCCCCATTGGCTCGACCTCGGGCTCGGCGTCCGGGTCAGGGTGCAGCCCTTGAGCACCGCACTGATGATCGCCGCCCGCAGCGATGCGGCAGTGCGCGACCTTCCCGCGGGCAGCTCCGACGACCAGGTGACGGTCGCCTTCGCCAAGGCGATCGGGCGCTCGGCCATCCTCGACTGGGAAGGCGTCGGCGATGCCGACGGCCAACCGGTGGCGGTGACGCCCGAGGGTATCGACGCGTTGCTCGACGTCTGGCCGATCTTCGAGCGCTTCCAGCTCGGCTACGTCGCCAAGGGCCTGGCACTCGAGCTCGAAAAAAACGCCTCTGCGCCCTCGCCGAGTGGGTCTACGGCGGGGGCGAGCGCTACTGCGCGGCCTGCGAAGGGCCGTGCGCGGAGTGCCCGACGCGGCTGAACGCGCCTTCGACCCTCGAGGGCTGGCAGGTCTGGGACCTGGCGCAGCGGCTCGGTGGCCAGCTGCGCGCGATCCCCGGTGCCGTCCTCGGCTGGGACCTCGGCGCGGCCTTAGCCATGGCCGCAGCCCTCGGCGTGCCGGCAAGGGCCGCGGCCGAACTCCTGCCGGCGATCGAGGCGGTGATGGTGCGCCGGCTCAACCAGCAGATCGAGGAAGCCCCTGATGGCTGAGAAGCGCGTCAGCGTCCGCCTCGCCGTGGTCGGCGGGCGCGAGGTGCGGGCGGAGCTGGAGGGTGTCGGCCAGGCCGGCGAGCGGGGCTTTGGCCGGCTGTCGCGGGAGATGGACGAGGCCAACCGCCGGGTCGCCG